ATCAGCTACTACCCATGGTTGTGGGATTTTAATTTGCATTAGATTTCTAAACAACACTTTGTCTTTCTTAGACTCAATGATAAATTTTTTAAATTCATTATTTTTGACCCAGTGACTAGCAGTCACCAAGTGCAAACACCCTGAAGATTGTTTATAACTGCCATCAAAATTTATTGAAAAATAAAATTTATTTTGATCCCAATTTGTAGATAAATTTTGTTTTAAATTTTGGTAATAATGTGATGCCAAAAATTTATTCACAAAAAATTCAATATCAAAAAAATTATACATTTTTAAATTTGATCTTAACAAAATTAGTGCGTTATAAATTGTTGTTAATAAAGTCATTTCTATGAAATCTTTTTTGCTAAAACTGTAACAAGATTCTGCAAAATTTCCACGAAAAACTTGCTGTGACGAATTTACACGATCGCTATTACTGTAACTAAAATTGTATTTTTCCTGATATTCTTTGCTGGCCGCCGGACTAGTTGGTAAAAATTCATTAACGAATGTCTGAATAAAGACATCCTCCTTTGCCACTTGTTCCAGTGTCTCTCTCCAGGTCTGTAAAGTTTGACCCGGAAGCCCTTGAATTAGTTGTATCTTACAAAACCTGTCGGGGTAGCATTCTTTTAGCTCACGGATAATTTTAACGTGTTCGTCCCAGCCTACATCTGGTCTGTCAATATTTTTTAACACATCAAGATTTATATCCTGAACTGAAATTGTAAATCCAAGGTATGGATCAATTAAATTTCCTTTGGCTAACAAATGATAAATTTTTCTATTATTTTCTTTTCTTAATTTGCTGTAATTTCCGTCTAATGCAAATTTGGCATTTTCGTTTATGTTTTTGTTAGCGAGATATTCAACTAGGGCGATATCTTCGTCGTATTGCCCGACATTTGCGTCCGATAGATATAAATCTCTAATACCTAATTTTTGAAACAGATCAATCTCATCCTTGTAAGTATCTTTTCTCCTTGTTGTTTTATTACCTAACCCACTATTCCAATCGCAAAATGAACATTTGTAAGGACAACCTCTAGTTAATTCGTAAGGAATCACAACCATATTGTTATTACTTAATTCTTTATTAACCATTTTAGCCAGCAAATCGCTGTTGTCTAGATAAGGACTTACCTGTAATTGCGGTACGTACTTGTAATCGGCAACAATTTGTTTCTGCTGTGTTTTATCAAACCAGGCAAAATTTGAAACATTAAAATGAATTATTTTTTTGCCGTTAACTAAAAAGTCAATGATGTGTTGAAATGCGGCTTCACCTGGTCCGTAAATTGCGAAATCAAAAAAAGTAAATTTTTTAAAAAAATCAGGATCAATATTGACATTTATACTAGGCCCACCACATAATATTTTCATATTTTTTGGTAGTTTGTGTTGCAACCTTGATAATTGTTCCAATAGATAATTGTTGTTCCAGATGTAATGACTAGTGCAAAATAGATCCGGTTTTTCTTTATCTAATAGATCTAATAGTTCTTCATCAGTTTGTAAATGCTGAATTGGAACTAACCAATCTAATTTTGAGACTGTTTCAGGTAAGTTTATTTTTAAATAAGTTCTTAGATAGAGCGGAACAATGTTTAAAAATAGCTTTTTAGTTTCAATTTCAGATGCACTTGAATAGAATAATATTTTAAATTTCATTCTTCTTTTTATAATCAGCAAGTGCTGCTTTAATAGCATCTTCTGCTAGAATACTACAGTGAATTTTAACCGGGGGTAATGCAAGCTCTTCCGCAATTTCCGAATTTTTAATTGCATCTGCTTCGTTAAGACTTTTTCCTTTAAGCCAAGTTGTAACCAATGAAGATGACGCTATTGCACTCCCACATCCGTAAGTTTTGAACTTTGCGTCAGTTATTACTCCGTCGTCGACTTGAATTTGTAGTTGTAAGACATCACCGCAAGCAGGAGCACCAACTAAACCTGTTCCAACTCTTGGATCTGCTTTGTCAAGTTTCCCAACATTTCTTGGATTCTCATAATGATCCAAGACTTGACCAGAATAAGCCATGATATTTTCTCCTTGGAATAATTATAAAGTACTTAAGATCTTTTTGCAAGAGCCGACTTAGCCATGGAATCTACTGTACGCTCTGGTGCAGTTTTCGGAATTTCTTGTCCTATTTCAGGAGGCATATCGGTATCGTCTTGAAATGGCTGTAGATAAACATATTTGACACCAGATGAATCGTCCTTGATGTCTTTGATTAAATTTTTAATGTCTGGATTAGACTTATAGGCGTCAAGTAAATTCTCAAGAGAGAATTGTGTCTCTCCGGTGCCTTGAACCAAATTGATTAAACTGTCAACTCTGATTCTTGGTTGTATATGAGTGTCGTGTGCTCTGTTACGTAAAAACTCAAGCGTGGTTAGCAGATTAGCATCACCACGCCCATCGGCTTCGTCTTCGAGGACTTCGTCAATATACTTGTCTATGTTCTCGGTAATTACTTCGCTAATACGCATCAGCGTTTCTCTCTGCCTACAACATTAGGACCAGCCGCGGCATCGGTGGCAGCAAAGCTATCTGTGTCCATGTCGCTAGTCATGTCAGTCTGAGGCATTTGTCCGGGCATTGCCGCAGGCGGCACTCCAGGGGCTCCCATTCCCATTGGTTGGGCAACAGGTTCTCCGGCCAATGCACGAGCTGCATCGTCTGCTGTTGATCTTGCAGCACTCAATTGTTGTGTCATGTTGGCCAACAATGGTTCAACAGATACTTTAAATGCGTCAGCTTGTTCCATACCAATTTGATCACGAATTGTGTCAAGCAATGCAGGCATTTGCTCATTCTGCATTTTGCTTACTTCTTCAAGCATGTCCTGAATGCTGTCAACCATGTCTTTAGCAGCCAGAATTGCTTGGCTTTTGCCCATTTCGCTTTCCAGGATAAGTTGTTGTTTATTTTCAACCATCCAGCGATGCAGTCCTTCGCGTACCATTAACAGTTCCATATACTTTGGATTCTTTTCAGCTACGTGAACACCGTGACTGTGCTTAATTTTATTCAAATTTTCAGTTAGGCCGCGAGCCAAAGCGTAGGCTTTTGGAAAACTTAAATTATTGTAATCAATTTGAACGCCAAAGCGGCTTTCCATAACTTTGTTGATTTTTTTAGCGGAAGGCTTGACGCCCATTTCAGTTAATCTCATAGTGGTGTATTCCCAAATTTTAAGTATTTAGCCGAAATTAAAGTTTTTTTCAAAATGTTCAAAACTGATCGGCGCTGCATTCTAGCATCTGTACATCTATTTAATGCCGTTTCAATTTTGAACGCATTTTTTGTATGTTTGATTGTGTGTTGGTAAAATTCTATATCTCTATCTAGTTTGCCTAACTGTCGATCCAGTTCTAATAGTTCGTTAGCAGCGTTGAAGTTTGTCATTGATTTCAAGCAAAATAAAACTGCATTGCTTTTTGATGTAAAATTGTGTAGCACTTTATCATCTTTTTGTGTAACTGTCCAACAATTACTTGCCTTACGTTGTACACGATATGGTCCAATTAAAAACCCGTGGTCTCCAATTGGAATTACCACGGGCTCATTTACATATTTTTTAAGTTGCTGCTCTGTCCACTCTTTAATATATTTTGTGCCTACTGTTGCAAATACTTGTTGTGCTTTAATTAAGTCATTTTTTTTGTTTGTAGTAGACTTTGCCATTTTCGTTTTTTCTAAATAAAACATCTTTGTTAACCAGATTGTTTGCTACAATAATTTGTCTTGGAGATAAATCCTCGCGATCGATTTTTTTATCCCCATCAAACTGTCCTAATATATCAGCTTCTTCATTAGTAATCGGTAATCTTATTTTATTTACAAGTTCTACTATCTTCATTTTTATTTTAAAACAAGTTGTACAATAACCATTATTAAACCAGTTAACATTGCTACGCCAAATGCTGTGCCAATGGTAATCAGCTGTCCACTAGTTTTGTTTGTAGTTTCAACAGCAGATTCCGATATTTTCGTGCGTATGATAACGATATGTTCTTCCATCGTATGCATACGCTGTTCAAGTTTATCTAGTTTTTCTTCCAATGCCCGGTATCTTTCAGCGCATAAGTCCACGTGCGCTTCAAGGCTGGCTCTTTCGCTTGCTGCCATATTATTCTTTCATAAAAAATAGAGGGTTCTGAGTTGTTGCCTAGATTGTGTGCCATGAAAAAGGTGCCTTAAATATGCCTGTGTTTAGACAGTATTTAAGTTGATTCTACCTTTTATAAAATATATGTTTTTTATTGCGCCATAAGGATAAAAAATTGGCAACATAAACCTAGCTGTTTCGTTTAAGCCACAAATAATTGGCACCTGTGAAAAAATTTCATCTAGTCCTGCCACCGGATCGTCGTTAACTAAAAATACATCTTCGTGTTCTACAGCAAATGAAAAAAACCATACTTTTTGTTCGCCAAAATAGATATCTGGAAAGTGTGTGGTTTCATCTATAGTAAACGTACTGCTGTAAGGACCTTCTATGATCAACGGCTGAGCTTTTATGCCAATGCACTGTAATACAGTTTCCCAGTTGCGTTGCTGATTACGTTTCAACTCATTGTCGTTTGTAAATCTTATAACTCCTGTAGCAGTTATATCAACTAATGTAATACCTGTATAAAAGTTCATAAAGATATTTAGTTCATAAAAAAAGGCAGAACAGGTCTGCCTTTCTTTTACGGTACAATTAATTAAGCAACTACAAAACTTGTACCATTGGTAACTGTGGCACTGCCTAGGTTAACTGAACCTTTTCTAGTACCAATTGCCTGGATGGCTGTTTGTAATACGCTTGCGTCTGGTGCGTTGACACCGTCGCAGCATAGGCTGATAGCGCCTGACGTTGCATGTG